ACAAGCTTCAGGGCAAGATCACGGCGCGAGCCAGATCAACGTCTCTCGCTCGATTTGTGCAGGGAAACCCCACGCACGGCCACGGTGTAAGCATTGAAGTGACGCCGGGCAAGGTCCGCTTCATGCGCCGGGCCTTCCTGATCAAGCTCCCGCAGGGCCGGGCCGACGTGGATACGAAGTACAATCTCGGGCTGGCGATCCGTCTTCGAGCCGGTGAGACGATCCGCAACAAGGCCGAGGTTCGTCGACTGGATAAAGGGCTCTACCTGCTATATGGTCCGTCCGTTGATCAGGTCTTCCGAGCGCGTGATGGCTCCGGCGTTGCCAGCGATCTCGCCCCCAGCTTGGTCGATGATTTGAGCGACGAGTTTCTGCGGCTTTTGGAGGTCTTTGGATGACGACGATCCCGCTCCGGCTTCGGGTACTTTCGAACCTTACGGACGTGCTCAAAGAGATCACCACGGCCAACGGGTATGCCACGGACATCAACGATCATGTCTATCGAGGGCGTGTGGTCTTCGGCGACAATGATCCTCTGCCCCTAATCTCTATTCTCGAAGTCCCGATACCGCTTGATCAAGACGCGGTTCCTACGGACAGCGAGTTCTCGTCGGGCGGTTGGGAATTGATGATCCAAGGGTTCGTCGAGGACGACCCAACGAACCCCACAGACCCAGCGCATTACTTCATGGCGGACGCCAAGAAGCGGTTGGCGATAGAGAAGCGCAAAGCCTATGCAGACGAGCCCGAAGACGGTATCCTTGGGCTCGGGAATTTCATTACGGGACTGCGAATCGGCGCGGGTGTCGTTCGTCCGCCCGATGAGATTTCGGCCAAGGCATACTTTTGGTTGACGATCACCTTAGATATGGTGGAGAACTTGGCCGACCCGTACGAAGAGTAATCGCGGCCACTGAAACGAGGAAAGCATCATGGCGACGAAAAACTACACGCTTGGGCGCGGAAAGGTCTACTTTTCTCGCTTTGTGTCCGGGACCTACACCCCCGCAGGCTTCTTCTACATCGGCAACACGCCGGAAATGAACTTGACCATCGCGTCGGATTCGCTCGATCACTACGACTCCGACGAGAGCGTCAAGGAACTGGACGATAGCGTGGCCTTGACCACGACCCGTACCGGTTCGCTGATCACCGACAACATCGACCCCCGAAACGTCGCGCTGTTCTTCTTCGGGTCGAGCGTCACGCTCACGCAGGCCAGCGTTTCTCTGGCAACCGAAACCCTGTCTGGGGTGGCGGCCGGCAGCAGCTACCAGCTTGGCATCACTGCTTCGAACCCGACCGGGTATCAGGGCGTCTCGAAGATCGGTTTCAACGTTGCGCTCAACGGTGCGACGCTCGCCGCCGCGACCGGGGTTTTGACCCTCACGGGTCCGGGTGCCGACGGTGACACGGTAACCATCGGCGATATCACGTACACGCTCCGCACCGTTCCGGTTGTGGCCTACGACGTTGATATCGGCGTGGATGAGTCCGGCACGGCGGCCAATCTGGTCGCGGCCATCATGGATAGCGGCACGCCGGGTACGACCTACGGCACCGGCACCGTGCAGCATCCGGACGTGAGTGCGGCCAACACGGCAGGTGTCTTGACCGCGACCGCGCTGGTTGAAGGAACGGCCGGCAACGCCATCGCGACGACTGAGGCTTCGACGGTCGCTTCGTGGGCCAACGCCACCATGACCGGTGGCACTGGTACGTCGTTTATCGAAGGCACCGACTATACGATGAACTACGACCTCGGGTTCCTGTCGTTCGTTGAGGGCGGCGCGATCACCGACGGCATGGACATTGACGTGGTTTATTCGGTTGCGGCCCACACGCGCGAGCGGGTGATCTCCGGTTCGGAGCCGGTAACCGGCGCGATGCGGTACATTGCCAACAACCCGAAGGGCACCGACTACGATTACTACATGCCCTACGTGAAGGTCTCTCCGAACGGCGATTACGCGCTCAAGGGCGACCAGTGGCAGCAGATTCCGTTCAACCTGTCGTTCCTGAAGACCGCGAACGGCGAAGCGATCTATCTGGACGGCCGGCCGGCCTACGCCTAATCCTCCCCTGCCTTCTACGGCGGGCCTGCGCCGGGCTACGGCCCGGCGTGTTCTCATCCTGACAGAGAGAGTACAAAATGGGACTTCGAGACCTTCAAATCCCCACCGAGACCATCACGGTCAAAGGCGGGTCCTTCACCGTTCGCGGGCTATCGTTCGCCGATCTGATCACGTTGGCCAACGCCTACGGTCCGGAGATGGCCCTCGCTTTCGGGCGGATCACGGCCGCGCGGGAAACGCCGCTCACGGAAGAAGATGTCAAGACGATCATTCGAGACCTCGTTCCGCAGTTCCCGGCCTTGGTCGGCAAAGCCATTGCACTGGCTTCGGATGATACGTCCGCCGAAGCGGCCGAGATCGCCTCGCGGCTCAATTTCCAGCAGCAAACGCGCGCGCTGGAAGCCATGTTTAACCTTACCTTCACCAGCGAAGCAGAACTAAAAAACTTCGCGGAGTCCATCATTCGGATGCTGACGGGCGCAGCGGGGCTGATGCAGCAGGTGAGGCTCCAAGTTTCCGAGGGTGGCTTTGGGGACTCCGACGCAATGTGAGCCTGTTGCTCGATCACGGGCACCCGGACGCGCGACTGTACCCGCTTGGAATGCTAGGCGACGAATCGGCCTTGGTTATTGAGCGGGTCAATGGCAGTATCGTCACCGACGCGAATCTACTTCAGTCCGCAATTGGCTCTGTTCTGTCGAAGGAGATGGGAACCCAATTCCGAGAACTGGTGGACAAGCTCAATGTCGAGACGCGGGTCTTAGAAGGCCCGCCAGATCACGGGAGCGACCCCCCAGATGACGCGGAAAGACGTTGATCTCGTAATCCGCGCGAAAGATGAAGCCGCCAGTGTGGTCGACTCGATCACGGCGGCCATCAACGAGTTCATCGGAGCGCAGGATAAGCTCGGGACGAGCACCGGTAAGACGAACAGCACCCTCGGGGCTCTCGGAACGGCGCTCGCCAAGCTCGACTCTGAACTTAAGGGGCTCTCCGGCGGCGACAAGATCACGCAAGAGTTCGACCGGGCTTCGGCCGCTGTCGGTCGGCTCAAGTCCGAGCTATCCGCGCTCGAAAAGACCTCGGCTGAGACGGCCGCACAACTGGATCGTGCGCAGTTCCAGACCGAGAAGCTGACGGCGAAGACGGCCGGCGCAGCCGCCGCGCAGGCCAAACAGCAGGCGGCCCTCAACAAGACGCGGGCGGTGCAGAATGAGCTTACTGCCGCGCTCACAAAAGCGAACGCAGAGCGGACCCGGCTCGCGTCGGCCGAGGATCGCCTGTCAACGTCCATCGTCAAGCAGCAGGAACGTGTTGCGGCGGCGGCGCAGAAGTACCGGACGCTCTCCGATGAACTGAGCAAAACGGCCAACCCGACGCAGACTTTTCGAACGCGCGTTGAGGCGGCCAGCGTGGCGGTCGAGAAGCAGACGGCCACGCTGAACGGTTTGTGGGAACGTCTCGCGGCTACCCGGCAGGGCATGGTGCAGACGGGTGAGGCCATCGCCGCGCTGCAACAGCGGTCGGATGCCGGAGCGGCCTCGTTCACCAAGCAGAGCGCGGTCCTTGCGAAGATCACGACGAACTACGAGCAGTTGAAGACCGCCTCGAAGGGCGCGGAACGTAACGAGAACTCTTTGGCTGCGGCCGCCGAGAAGACGGACGGGGCGCTCGCTCGACAGGGCGAGAAGATCGTCCGGGCCGAGACTGAATTGCAACAGTTCGCCGTGGCGGCCAACAAGGCCGACGCGGCCATGCTCGAACTGGCCTCGAAATCGGGAGCCGCGCTTCAATCGTCGTTCGACAAGCAGCGCCGGACACTGCTTGAAACCAAGCGCACATGGGTCGAACTTCAGACTGAGGCCGGCAAGCTGGCCGCGCAGATCAGCCGGGTTGGCGTTCCGACCCGCGAGATGGCCGAGAGCTTCATCAAGGCTCGGGCCGGCGCGGCGCAGGCGAAACAGGAATACATCACCCAACGGGACGCGCTGCATCAACTCTCCGGGGTCCTCAAGCAGACCGCGACGAGTGTGGAGGGCCTGAAGGCCAAGCAGGCGGCGTTTGTCGCCATTCAGGGGCAGACAGGCACGGCGCTCGCTCAAGTGCGTGAGCGGGCCGCGCAGGCCGCCCAGAGCTACAATCTGTTCTCGTCGAACGTCAATCGGGCCGGCGTGCAAGTCCGTACGACCGGAACATCCATCCGAAGTGCCGGATCGGCCGCCGGGACCGCCACAGCGCAGACCAACACGCTGGCGGCGGCGTACCGCAAGCTCTACGGCGAGTCTCGGCAGGCCCTCTCGTGGACCCAGCGTCTCCGCAGCGAAGTTCTGGCGCTCATCACGACCTATGCCGGATTCTATGCGGTCATCAACATCCTGAAGCAGACCGTAGATGCCTACCAGACGCTCCAATCGGCTCAGAACCGGTTGAACGTCATCAACACGGGCGACGCTCGGAAGACGGCTGACGACCTCGATTTCTTGCGGCGTAACGCCGAGCGATTGGGTATCCAGTTCGGCGTCATGGCGAACGAGTATTCGAAGTTCGCTGTCGCGACGCAGGGGACGAACCTCGAAGGCGAGAAGACCCGGAAAATCTTTATCTCCGTTGCCGAGGCGGCGCGCGTCAACAATCTATCAATGGAGGATGTCAAAGGCACCTTCGTTGCGCTCAGCCAGATTGTCGGTAAGGGAACCGTCCAAATGGAAGAGCTTCGGCAGCAACTCGGGGACAGGTTCCCCGGTGCTGTTCGAATTATGGCGGCGGGTCTCGGCTACGCGGACGATCAACTCAGGCAGTTCTACAAAGACATTGAGAACGGCCGGATCAGCAGTGATGCGCTGGTCAACTTCGCGGATGAGTTGGATCGTCGGTTCAAGGCGACGTTGCCGGAAGCTTTGAAGACCACGATCACGGCGCTCGGGCAGTTCCAAAACGCTGCGTTCGAGGCGTTGTTGGCCTTCGGTAACGCCGGGTTCCTCGAAGCCTTCACCAACCTATTGCGCGACCTTACAGCGCTCCTGCGTGACGTTGATTTCCAGACGTTCGCGGGGCGCATCTCACAAGGGTTCGGCGTACTCACCAGCGCCATCGGGTTGGCGGTTCAGAACTTCAAGCTCTTGGTCGTGGCGGCCTCGGCCTTCATCGGTATCAAGCTCGCGCCCTTGCTCATCGCGCTTGCCGGCGGTTTCGTTCAACTCACTACGCGGATGCAGCGGGTCGGGACGATCATGGCCGCCACGCGCGCGGCGATGATCGCCACGGCGGCGTCGTCCGAAGGCGCGGCAGTGTCAGTCGGGCTCGCGACGACGGCGTTCCGTGGACTGACGCTCGCTCTCCGGGCGTTGTTGTCGTCTACGGGTATCGGTCTGGCGATCACGGCGATCTCGATAGCTATCGGCCTGTGGGTAACTCAGGCGGACGAAGCTACGGTGGCCATGGACGAGCATCGGAAGATGGTCGATGCCGTCAAGAACGCCTATGACGCGGCGGCCGGAGAGGCGGGCAACTGGGCCGACGAGATCGCCCGTGGCAGCACCACGCAGGCTATCGCCAATCTTCAGAAGCTCCGCGATGCGCTGAACCAAATTCGGTCGCAGGCGAAAGCTCCGGTGGACGTGTTTGGCGTCGACACGGCCGGCACGACCAAGCAGATCGAGATTTTGGTCGGCTTGTTCAAGGCCGGTCAAATCTCCGCCGAGAGCTTCAAGGAAGAAATCGACGCGCTCGCGCAGGCCGATCCGAAGTTGGATCGTGGCGTAGCCTTGCAGCTTTTGGCGGTCGCGGATAGCGCGGCCGAGGTCGAGAAGAACGTCAGGGAAGCCGAAGCTGTTCTTGCTTTGTTCAAGGACCCGACCGACGAGGCCGCCAAGGCTGTCCTCGGGCTGTCGGACGGATCGGACAAGGCGGCTGAAGCGCTCGACGCCGCGACGAAGAAAGCCCAGCAGTTCCAAGAGGCGCTGGATGCGTTGAATGGGATCGTCCCCGATCTCGACAGCAACTTGAGTTCGACGCTGGACAAGGCGCGGGTGAAACTTGAGGCGGCCTATGAGGCGGCCGTGAAACTCGCGTCGTCCATGGGCGAAGTGAACGCGGCCACGACCGCGTACAACAACTCGCTGAGCCAACTCTACCAGCAGGAAGCGGACAAAGCTTTCGGCGGGTTGGGCACCGGTCGAGACGTAGCCAAGAAACTCATCATGCAGACCGAGGGTTTCCAAGCTACGACGTTCACGGACACCGATGGGCGGCCACGGGTCGGATTTTCGTCCGATACGGTCACGCTCGCCGACGGCTCGATCCAAAAGGTCGTCGACGGCATGCGCGTCAGTGTTCAGGACGCGAACCGCGATCTCAACCGCCGGATCGAGGACATCTTCAGCGAAATCTCCGGGAAGATCGGGGCCGATACCTTCAACCAGCTTACGCCGCAGCAGCAAGGCGCACTGGCGAGCATTTCGTACAACTACGGGTCTTTGCCCGACCGGATCGTCAAAGCTTTCCAGTCAGGCAGCAACGAGGTCATCACCAAGGCTATTCAGGCGCTCGGCCGGGACAACGGCGGGATCAACCAGAACCGGCGGAACCTCGAAGCCGGGGTCTTCTCGTCCACCGGCAGCATCGAAAAGCAGATCGAGGCCGATCAGAAGTACACCGAAGACCTGCAAAACCGTCTCTCGATCCAGCAGCAAGAGGCCGAGAACGCCGGGAAGATGACCCGCGAGGCCACGATCCAGAAGGCGATCTTCGAAGAGACCCAGAAGGCCCGCGCGGCTGGGCACGAGTTGACCAAGCAAGAGCTTGAGACGATCCGGGAGATCACCGGGAAGCTCTACGATTCGAAGCAGCAGGTCACGGACCAGAAGTCCGAAATCCAGCAGGCCAATGAGGCGCTGTCGCAGGCGAACGCCTATTATTCCCAGCAGCAGGCGTTGATCAAAGAGATCAATGACGCCCGGAAGGCGGGCGACGATGGCCGCGTGCAGGAGTTGGGCGCGCAGCTTGAGGACGTTAACGCCAAGCTGACTGAAGCCATCACCAAGGCTGAGGGAATGTGGCAGGCGATTGGCGGGTCGCAGGCCGATGTCGCACTGACGAAGCTCGACACGCTCAAAGTCAAGATGCACACGACGGCGCAAACGGCGTTCTTGGATTGGAGCCGGGTTGGGCAGTTGTTCGCCTCGGGGTTGACGAGCGCGTTCGACCAGTTCGCACAGGCCGTGGCTGAAGGGCAGAACATCGGTGAGGCGGCCCGCGACGCGTTCCTCAAGTTCGCGGCCGACTTCCTACGGCAAATCGCCCAGATGATCATTCAGCAGGCCATCCTCAATGCGCTGCGGAGCTTCGGGCTCGGTGGCGTCGGTGGCGTTGGTATTGCCCACACTGGCGCGGTCGTAGGGCGTGGATCGTCCGAACGACGAACAGTCGACCCAATGATCTTCATGAACGCCGCACGGCTCCATGGCGGCGGCATCGCCGGTCTTCAGCCGGGCGAAGTTCCGTACATCCTGAAGAACAACGAAGAAGTGTTGTCGACATCCGATCCGCGCAATATCCTCAACGGCGGCGCGGCGGCGGGCGGCGCGAAGAGCGACCCGGCGTCGATGGGCCTCAAGATCGTGAATGCCTTCGACACGGGGAGCTTCATCGAAGAGGCGTTGAACTCCAAGGTCGGTGAGCGGGCTTTCCTCAATTGGGTCAGGGCGAACCCGGCCGCAGTCAAACAGGCGATGAATCCATGAGCGCATTTTTCGGAGATCGGGTCTACGACGCAGGCTTGAACGCCCTCGATACCGAGGCGAACATCCTCCACATTTGTACGGCCCAGCCGACCACATACGCCGGGATCGCGGCGGTGAGCTTGGGAACCGCCACTCCGTCTATCGGCGCTCCGGCGGCCGCCACACCCGACGGGCGAAAGGTGACCGTGGCTGCCATTACCGGAACCGGGGCGATCTCGTCCTCCGGGAACGCCACGCACTACGCCATCGCCGATACGGTCAATTCGAGGCTTTTGGTCGCAAACTCACTCGACGCGTTGGTCGCAGTGACCGCCGGGCAGACCTTCTCGCTGCCGGCATTCGACATTCGCTTGCCGGCTCCCGCGTGAGGATAGCGCATGACAGATGCATCACTCTCGACGGGGGACGTCACGGGCAGCGCGGCGGTTGTCGGGAGCCCGGCCTACGTCATCGTCTACAACTTGCTCGCGACGGCACCGGTAGGTTCGACGGCGATTGTCGCGTCACCGGAACTCTCGTTCGATAACGGGCTACGCTGGCCGATTGTCCCGAACTGGAAGAACGAGGTCGAAGAGGTCTACGAGTTCAAGACCGACATCATCACGTTCCGCAGCTTGACCGAACAACGCCGCGCGCGACGGACCAATCCGCGCAAGTCGTGGTCCTACAAGGCCATGTCGGTCCGTGACGACTTCCGGGCGGCCCAGCGGTTCATCACTGACCGGTTCGACCAGATCACGTACGCGGCCAATCCCTTGGTCTCGGTGTACACGGAAAGCGATCTGACGGCCGGTGGAAACACCTTCGACGTGTCGAGTGTCCCGGACTGGTTGGTCGCAGACGCGGTATGCCAGCTTTCGTACAACAACGGGGTCCGGGCGCTGGTTAAGGTCAAGAGCGTGGCAGGCTCGACGGTCACGACGTACGGCGTTGTCGGCGCGACATATCCAGCCGGCGCGCGGTTGCGACCGACGGAAGCCTGCCGGATCGATGTCGGGACGAAGCTGGGTATGGCTGCGCGTGGCGTGGCAATCGGCGATGTCACGCTGAACGTCGATCCGGGGTCGCTCTACTACCCCGATCCCCCGGCGGCCACGGACACGTTCAACGGCCGGGAGCTTTTCCTGAAGTCCCCCAACTGGAAAAGCACGGTCAATCTCGATTTCGGATCGAGCCGGGAGTTCGTCGATTACGACCAAGGCCGCGTTGCGTTGTTCTCGCTTTCGACCTTCATGTACCGGAATTGGCGCGGCACGTATCTCGGTCGATCTCAGACCGAGGTCAAAGAGGTCGTCGACTTCTTCCGGCGCATGAAGGGCATGCAGGGAGAGTTCTACACGCCTACCGGGCTGGCCGATCTCGTGCCTATCGCCAACCTAACGGTTGGCACGAAGACGCTGAAGACCGCCGGCCCGCACGACTACGGGGTGTACGCTCTGGGGGATCGAACGAGTTCCCGAGAGGTCAACAAAGCCGTGTTCGTCAAGCTGAAGAACGGGAGCTATGAGGCCAACACGATCAGCAACGTGGTGTTGTCGGGCTCGGATTCGGTCTTCAACTGTGCCAACAATTGGTCTACAACGATGGCCCCGGAAGACATCGCTTATGTGAGCTATCTTCCGGTCTGTCGTCTGGCTTCCGACACGCTCACCATCCAGTGGGAAACGGCGGGGGTCGCTCAATTCGCTCTGGCGTTTCGGACGCTGGAAGCCTTAGCCGCCGAGTGAACTCATGGCCTTTGCCGACAAGGAAACCAGTCGCTATTCCGGACAACCGGTGGAGCTTTATCTGTTTCGGTACGGCTCTCAGGCGGGGTCCTACTACGCCTACACGAACGCCGAAAACGACATCACCTTCAACGACGGTGACGGCGATAAGGTGTACAAGGCTGTTCCGATCTCGCGAGAGAGCGTGAAATCGTCCGGGACGCTCGACAAATCGGCGCTCTCGCTCCGCGCGGCGAAAGACCTGTCGATGTCCGAGATATTCCGGGACTACCCGCCAGCAGCCGTAGTCACGTTGACGATCAGGCAGGGCCATCTCGACGATCCCGACAACGAGTTCTTGGTCGCGTGGGCAGGCCGGGTACTCTCCTACGAGCGTGATGGATCGGAGCGGGTCATGTCGGCCGAGCCGGTCTCGACGAGCCTTCGTCGATCTGGGCTTCGGCGGTTCTATCAAATTCCGTGCCCGCACTATCTCTACGGCCCGGATTGCCGGGCGAGCCGTGCGGCGGCGACGGTCACGGGGACAGTTACGGCCGTGTCCGGGTATGACGTGACACTCGCCCCGGGATGGAACGCCCATTCGGCCGAGAAGTACCGGCAAGGCGAGTTCAGTTGGACCAGCGCCGCCGGAGAAACGGTTACGCGGATGATCCTGAAGACTTCGGGCAATACGCTCACTCTCGCGGGTGCCTTGCTCGATCTGGCGGTCGGGGATACCGTCAACGTGACCCTTGGGTGTAATCACCAAACCAGCCCTACCGGAGATGGCGTCGGCGACTGCACCAACCTCCACAACAACGGCCAGAACTACGGTGGGTGCAAGTGGATACCCACCAAGAACCCGATCAAATCCGCGAGCAGCGAGTTCTACTGATGCGCTGGAAAACGAAGCATCGATTGCGCCGATTCAATCGGCTTCTCCACAGGTTCATTCGCGACCAACACGGCGCGTGGTGGATTTGGCTTTTGGTGGGGCTGGCGCTTTCGATTGTGTCCTATCTCATCATGCCGAAAACGCAGGCGGACAAACCGCAGGCCGCTTCGGATTTGGACGATCCGACCGCCGATTCGGGGAGACCCGTTCCCGTTGTGTTCGGCACGGTCACGGTCAAGGGGTTGAACATCCTATGGTACGGGGAAAAGAGCAAGCAGACGAAAACGATCAAGGTATGAGCCGGATCGTGACCGTGACCGATATCCGCCGGGCAGGCTACTGTGCGCCGAAGATTCGTACGTGGTTCGAACTGCACGATCTCGACTTTCGGGCCTTCCTGAAGGATGGGATCGACATCGAACGGCTGCGCGAGATCGGGGATGGGCACGCCATGCGGGTCATCGCCACGGTAGAGAAAGACGACGACCGTGGGTAAAAAAGGCGGGGCAGAAACTCAGGTCACCCAATACTACCTGTCGATGCAGTTCGGCATTTGCGCCGGGCCAATCGACAACATGTCGGCGATCTATGTCGGAGAAAAAGAGGTCTGGACGGGAAACCAAACCGGCGAGAACACCTTCACGATCAGCCAAGAGAACATCTTCGGCGGCGAGCAAAAGGAAGGGGGCGTTAGCGGCGCGGTGTCCTTCATGCCGGGCAACGTCACGCAAACCGTACCGAGTTGGATCGCCAGTAAGTTCGGGCTTTCGGTGGCTGACATGCCAGCCTACCGGGGGATCGCGAACTTCTTCATGACCGGTGGAAGCGGCTCAGGTCGCGGTTTTTACTGGTCAGCCAACACCCCGTATCTCAAGGGGACGTGGGCGAGAGTGTCGCGGACCTCGCTCGGGTTGGAAGACCAATACGCCCGCATTTACCGAGGCCAGTATGTCGATGGCCGTGCTATCCTTTTCGCGCTCGATCTTTCCGGGTCCATGGGGCCTCCGCAGTCCAACCGGATCACCACGGCGAAGGCGGCGATTACCGAGGTCCTTCAGGGTGTTAAGTCATTCTTGCAGGCCGGTGGTACACGGGTTGATGTCGGCTTTGTCGGCTGGTCGAACACCACGGAATATTTAGAAAAACTCAATGCCAGCCCCAGTGATATCGACGCGATGATCACGTGGGTAAACGCGCTCGTTGCGGATGGGTCGGCAACGAATTTCAACCTCGCAGCGATAGCGGCGATGTCGTTCTTTACCGCCACGCTTTCCGTGCCGGCGATCCAAAAACGGGTGATGCTCTTTATCACGGACGGTGCGGCAACCCCCGGGACAGACGATACCGCTGCCGCGACCATGGCCGATCTTTTGAATCAGACGAGCGGATCGTTTTCTGTGGGTGCGGGCACGGAGGTCGACTGTTACGGCTTCAACATCGATCTCGCAGGCGGCACGACGTACAAACTCGACAACACGCCGAGTGACGGTGTTCCGGTAGTCTCTGGGACAAATACTGCCGCGTTCGTGAATGCCGTAAATTCCGCGCTCTTTCCGACTATGGCGGGAGCTTTTGACAGCAATCCTGCACATATCATCTACGAGAGCTTGATCAACACGACGTGGGGCATGGGAGCCGATCCTTCGGCTATCGATCTCGCGTCGTTCACGGCCGCTTCGCACACGCTGTTCTGGGAAGGGTTCGGGCTGTCGATCATCTGGACCCGACAGACGGACATCGAAGCCTTCGTGACTGAAGTTCTGAACCACATTGAAGGCGCGCTCTTCGTCAATCCGCGCACCGGGCTTCTTACCCTCAAGCTCATCCGAAACGACTACGACCCGGACATCCTGCGGTGGATCACTCCGGACAACGCCAACATCACGAACTTCAAGCGGAAGCTCTGGGGCGAAACGATCAACGAACTGGTGGTCTCGTGGACCGACCCAGAGACGGAAGAGAATACGTCCCTGACCGTTCAGGATACTGGCAACATCGCCATGCAGGGCGGCATAGTCTCGGACAGCCGCAACTACTACGGCGTCCGGACCATCGAACTTGCGAGCTTCGTGGCGAACCGTGATCTCCGGGTCGCCTCGGCCCCGCTGGCATCCTGCGACGTGGAAACCGACCGCGCGAATTGGGACCTGCTTCCCGGCGATGTCGTCAAGGTTGCGTCGCCCGAGGATAACGTCGAGTCCATCGTCATGCGGGTCGGCCCGGTCGACTACGGGAAGCCGGGAGCCGCCTCGATCAAGGTCTCGTTGGTGGAAGACATCTTCGCGCTGGCGACGGCGCAGTACACGATTCCCGGCCCGACCTCTTGGATCGACCCGAGCGAGAACCCGTCTCCGGCCTTGGCGCAATTCGGGTACACGATGTCCTATTTTACGACCGCGCGGTATCTCGGCGGCGGGGATGTCGCGGACCAGTTGTTGGTCTATCCGGCCGTCTACATCGGCGTTCTCGCGGCGCAGTCCGGGACCGACACGGCGTCCCACGAGCTTTATGGCGAGATCACGGACGCGGCCGGAAACACCATCATCGGATCGCTCGGCGAGAAGACCATCATCCCGCGCGCGACTATCGAGACGGCTTTGGCGCAGGAAGTGTCATCGACCATCCCGTATACGCTTTCGCGCACTCAGGGGCACGACCCTCGGTCGGGCAATCTCATCCTCATCGGGGACGGCGACGAGACCGAGATCGAGCTTGCCTTGGTCACGGCGGTAGATGCGACAAACATCAGCATCGAACGGGGCGTTCTGGACACCATACCGAAGGCGTGGCCCATCGGGACGCCGGTCTGGTTCCTCGATCCCGATCAAGTCTACATGGATGGTCAGGCCCGATCTGTCGCGGAAGTCGTCGACTACTACGTCCTGCCTCGGACCTCCAAAGGCGTGCTGGACATCTCCGACGCGACGCTTCTCCAAGTGACCGCTATGGATCGACCGTATCTTCCGTCCCGGCCGGCGAACGTGAAAGCCAACGGGACGGCCTTCGGGGTTGTCCATAGTGAAGCAACCGATCCTGTGGCGCTCACATGGTCGCGCCGGAGCCGGCTCGACGAAGAATCCATCATTCTCGCGTGGGACGCGGCGGACGTGGCCCCCGAGGCCGGTCAGACTACGACGATTACGCTTACGGATGCCGCCGGAGCGGTCATCAACACGATCATCGGGGTCACCGGAGCGTCCTACGACCTGACCCATGCGGAGTTCTTGGGGGCCGGGGCGGCGTGGGTTAAGGTCGAAGCGGTCCGTGATGGCTATACCTCGTTGCAGGGTCACGAGCTTTTCATCATCATCGAGTCAGGGTATGGCTACGCCTATGGCTACAACTATGGAGAGTCTGCATGACCTCTCGAACGCTTCCGGGTTTGGGCCTCTCGGCATTCTGGACCCTCGGCGAAGATGGTTGGAATACCGGGATGGATACCAACCTGCGTACGCTCTCCGTGCTCGTTCAGGGCAAGGCCATCAGCAAGACGACCAGTCTTCCGGGATCGCCGACCAACGGGGATATCTACATCGTCCCGACGGCCGACGCGAACGGCGACGAGATCGCCATCCGAGATGATGGGACATGGGTCTACATCGTCCCGATTGAAGGCGACATGATCTACGTGACCGACGCGTCGAACCTGTATCAATTCGACGGTGCGGCGTGGCAAGTCTTCTCGGGTGGCGGCGGCTCGGCCAGTTTCCCCGGCTTTGTGGGCAACGCCGGCAAGGTGCTGGCGGTAAACGCGTTGGAGGATGCCGTCGAGTGGATAACCCAGGGAGGCGGCACGAACAACACAATCGAGTGGTCCGCTCTCGATAATGAACCACCGCTGACCGGCTACGCCACGTTCGACACGCGTAACGAACGCCCTGTTCTTGACTTCGACGACACTGCGCAGGAGACCGCGATATTCTCGGGTGTTCTCCCGGCGGGTTATGCCGGTGGCGGTATCACCGTGACGATCTGGTGTGCCATGACCTCGGCCGTCGCCGGTACGCTCGGGTGGGATGTCAGTATCGAACGACTGCAAGCTCTGACGGACGATCTTGGTGCGAACAGTTTCGCTACCGCGCAGGTGGTAACGGCGATAACGGTTCCCGCGACGGCGGGCATTTTGATGGTCATGACGTTGAACATTGCCCACGGGGCGAACATGGACAACCTCGCCGGGGGAGAATTGTTCAGGTTACGTCTTCGTCGAAATGTGGCGACTGATACGGCCGTCGGCGACGCCGAAGTCCTCCGAGTTAGCGTGGTTGGGACATAGTGATGGCTCGGAGCTTTTCTACGCTAACGGATCGCATTCAATGGGGTGGTGATAATAACGCCACGGAAGGTTGTATCGCGTTTTTCATGCGGACTACACAAGTGACGACCTCCGTGGTGCCGATAAGTTGTTGGTCGACCTCGAGTCGAAACGGCTACGGGTTCATCCTGAATCACTCGTTGTGGCCGAACAAAATCTTGGTCGCTGGATACAGCGCCTCTACGAACGCTTTCGCAGATAACCTGCGTTCGACGAGTGACGTGAATGACGGCGATTGGCATCATATTGCATTCAACTTCCAGACGGCGTTGAGTTCGACCAGCCAACTCTTCATCGACGGCGTGTTGGAACAGACCGCCGCCGCGAGCGTCGCGTGGAACATCGGCGCCACAGTTCAAAATACTTTGGGCGATAACGTCGATAGTTTCTGGGCCAACTACACCGGGGAATTCGCAGAAGTGGCGTATTGGAAAGGCGTTCGGTTGGCCGCAGATCAGATTGCCATGCTAGCCAAGGGTCTCAGACCGAGTCGGGTACGCTGGCCGAATTTGTACGCGCCGTTGGTCCGGTCGGCCAAGAACCGGTGCTACTTCTATATCGCCTCGGATACGGGCGGTGTGGCCGCACACCCCAGAGTGTTCGGCTGATCCTCAGTGTCGCTTGCCGGGATATATCCGCCCCCGACGTAGCTTCCCGTTGTCTTTGAGGCGTTGCAGGACCACGGTCGGACTCTCGTACGAGACAATGCCGGCGGCAGTGTCTTGCTCGTGCCACTTCTCGGAGAGGCGGCACATTTCCTTCCACACGCCGAGTCGTTTGGCTTCGTCGCGCTCGTACCGCATGGCCATCCAGAGATCGTAGATGTCTGCGCCGCGCTTTTTGCGGCGGTTGTTCCATGCGGCCTTGCACCCGTCGGAACAGAACTTCGCATTCGGCTTCCGGTCGGCGGCTATGGCGTTTCCGCACTCGCGGCAGTGGTGTGTTGCTTTCGGCATCGGTCGCGCTCCAACGGTGGTCTCTGGCGTCTCGTGTACACGGAAATAGGTGCTGGATACGCAACCGTCAATAGGCTATACGGGAGTCGCGATAAATTTGGGGCTGACGATGACTGATTGGAATGGCTTCGTTGGACGGGCCAAAAAACTCGACGATATCGACCTTCCGAAGCGCGGTGCCGAGATCGGCGTCGGCGAGGATGAGCTTCACGCCTTCATCGATACCGAAACAACCGGCACGGGTTACGACCGCAAGGGCCGGCCCGTCATTCTGTTCGAGCCGCACGTCTTCTACCGCAACCTCTCCGGGGCCGAGCGGGACGCCGCCGTCGAGGCCGGTCTGGCCTACAAGCGCTGGGGCACGAAGCCCTACCCGAAGGACAGCTATCCGCGCCTGTTGAGGGCGATCAAGATCAACGAGACGGCCGCGCTGTTGTCGTGCTCGTGGGGTCTCTTCCAAATCCTCGGCGAGAACTACAAGGAATGCGGCTATCCGGACGTGCAGACCATGGTCCGCGCGTTCATGGATGACGAGGAAAACTGCCTCGAAGCTGCCATCCAGTTCCTCGTTGCTACGGGCATTGACGACGATCTGCGCGCCCATCGGTGGGCGGTCGTCGCTCGGGTCTACAACGGTCCCGGCTATGCCAAGAACCAGTACGATACCAAGCTCGCGGCGAACTACGCTAAGTGGGCGAAGATTCCGGATACGCCGTGGTCGCGCGACGCTGCCGAGCAACCCGAGGCCCCGTACCCGGCACCGTACCGGCCGACTCCTGCTTCGACCGCCATCACGGACAAGACCGTCATTCTCTCGACGCAGCAGCGCTTGAGCGATCTCGGGTACAAAGAAGTTGGGACGGTCGACGGCATCATGGCGACCAAAACGAAAGGCGCAATCCTCGCCTTCCGGCTCGACAACGATTTGCCGCTCGTGCCAGAGATCAACAACGAGTTTCTTGCGGCGCTGATGGTCGCGAAGCCGCGTGAAATCGCGGATGCTCGGGCGCTCGCGACCGACAAGGAAGTTCGCGCCGAAGTCCCGGAGGTCAAGTCGAATTGGATTTCCAAGATCGTCGCGCTCGGTTCATCCATCACGGCCGGCGGTGCGGCGCTTCTGTCGGGGGTGGGGGATAACCTCTCCGGGGCTATCTCCCAGCTTAAACCTGTGCAGGAGGGGTTGACAGACGTGCCGTCGTACGTCTGGCTATTGCTGGCGGCTGGGATCGCTGCGTCGATCTATCTGGTCGCTCGGAATGGCGAGAAGAAAGGCACCGAGGCTTTCCAGTCGGGGGCGCGACAGTAATGCTTTGGAGGCTCTGGCCGTATGCAGTTGTGGTCGTTGCGGTTCTGGGGCTCCTGTTCGGGATGTATCGAGCCGGGTACAATGCGGCTTGGCGAGAGGCCGATATCGAGTCTTTGAACGCGCAGATCGCCATTATGCGGGAAGACGTGAAGATCGCCGCCGAGGCGAAAGCGCAAGCCGAAAAACAGACGATTGAGATGGAAGCGGCCAATGTTGAGAACGAACAGAGTTTGCAAGCGCTTCGGGCTCTACTCGCTGAGCAAGGCGGCGACGACCCTATCCCTCCTGATCGTCTTGAGCGCTTGCTCGACATTAGGTAGGCCAACAGAAGATGCGTCGAGCCGGAACCTTCCGGACCCGCCAGCCTACGTGAAGACCGCCCCGGTCGACGAGGGGGCCTACGCAAACATGAGCGAGTACGAGATCGCGGGTGTCGAAAGAGCCGCGCGCAAACAAGACGAGCGCGTCATCTGGTCTTTCCGTGCGTGGTATCTGGACCTCATGAAGAGATACGCACAGGGACTTGTGAAATGAGCGAAGCTCTCATCATCGCAGTCATCGGAACAATCCCGTCGATCCTGACGTTGTTCGGCGTGATTTACAGCATTCACGTCGCCCTCTCGACGAGATCGAAGGTCGACAAGACGGAGACGAACACGAACTCCATGATCGAGATCATTCGGGCATCCTCGCGAAAGGAAGGCGTGGCCGAGGGGATTGCGAAGAGCGAAGAAAGTGCCGCCACGTTGGCCAGAGGTATCGAGCTAGGGCGCAATAACCAGACAGACTGAACCGATCCCAGAAACCGAGATACGACGAAGGATTACGACTTTATGGAACCGACCAGTCGCCCACGCAAACTAGCCGAGAATGTCATCTTGCTGCTCATAGCCCGCATATCCATGGCCTTGTCCCTGCCCGTCATCGCGGTTCTGGGCTTCCTCTACATGGGGTGGTTCTCCGATCAGGTGAAGGGCTTGATCGATGTCCGGCTGACCAGCGTCGTGACCCCTTTGCAGGCGCAGCTAGATCGGGAAACCAGCGCCCGGCAATCACTGTCGGCGATGATCGGCCAGTTCTCCACGGACTTGGCCGTTCTGAAGCTGAGCACGGATAAGGACAGCGGCACGAGCGCCAAGCAGATCGATGAACTGTCGAACAAGATGGATAAGCTCTACGACCAGATGTCGCAGGTGCTTACGCAGGTATCGGCCTTGACCGCTTTGTCCAATGCGCGGGACACGCCAAAGTCCTAGAACCCTAGCAACTCTCGCTGTCGGGCGAGCCCGCCGTGTCGGCAGTCGGGACACTTGTGCACCCATCTCGTGCCGTGGATGCTGATCTCCCAACCTTCGTCCTTGGCGACGCCGAGCATCATGTCGAAGTCGTCGGTATCGTAGACTTCCGTAGTCTCCGAGCAAAAATCGCATTGGATTTGGCGGTTACGGCCGTCTTTCAACAGGGTCATTCCAATTCTCCGACTTTTCCGAGTTTGTGTCCCGCGCCGTGGAGTCGGCCGTCTTCGTCCGTTTGTAACCAGCGGGCCTTTCCGGTGGCACAACAGAGCCCCCGCCGTTCCCACTGGTACTCCATGGCGGCTTTGAGCGCCCGTGGATTGGCGAAGTCCGGGTTGTCGTCGTGGTCGGTGCGCACCGTCTCGTGCTTGATCATACCAAGGACTCCCCTTCGATTTTCCGGACCTTGTTGATGATGCGCCACGCAGCCGCGACTTGTTGATAGGTCAGGTCGTAGTCACTCTGGGTTTTGCGCAGGATGTCCTCGATAAAGTCCATCTCCCACCCGGATAGGTGTTCCTCGAAGTCTCGTGCCCACCGGAGCCCCGCGAGCGCCCCGGCGGCATCATACCGGCTCGCCTTCTTCCGCTTGTGCTCTGGCCGGTAGTTCCGCAGATCGTCCGGGGTCTTCTCGGCCGGACGATCTCGATAGACGGTCTTCTCGACGATGCGATCCCGGTAGATGATCGTCTCGCCGCCGGTCATTACCAGATCGGCGATGGTCTTGCCTTCGGCCTTGGCGAGCTTGGCGATCATGGCGGCCGCGTTCGCGCGCTCGCCCTCGAAGTCTGAGCCGAGCATTCCGAGAAGCTTCACGAGTCGACTCCGGTCGGCCATTCAAACGAGCCAGTCCCAATCGAGTTTATCCAAAATAGCGCGCCCGTGGCAGCGCTTCGGGTGGCAGAAACAAACGAGGTCGTGACCACGGAGAGGTTCAATGTCGAGCGTCGGCAGGACTTCCTTTTCGAAACGGTCGCAGACATCATCCCGGTCGCCATCGCGGCCGATGACGAATGGATTTCCCCACGGAGAACCCCGGCCAATGTAGATCGCGTCTGCCGGGTAGCGTTCCGTGTTTTTGTTCCAAATCCTAGTCACTAGATCAAGTATGCTCCGCTCTCCCACCAGTCTTCCCATTGGAGCCAGACGTTCGCGATCTCGCGCCGGCCTTCCTTGGCGTACTGGATGCAGTTGTACGTCCCGCCGGAGCGGTCTCCGTTCCACAGGGCGATGACATCCAAGGTGTTGTCGATCATCCAGCGGTTCCGCTCTTGGAGCGCCCACGACGCGCCGCCATCTTCGACCTGCCAACGTTCGCAGACAACATGAACGAAGCTCGCGGCGTTGACGAGACGCCGATAGGTCTCTTGGGCGGCTTTCGGCCAACGGTTCTCTTGCCCCTCGAACGGGATGATGGCTCCGAACGGGATTCCGAGCCGTACAGCGGCGATAGCGACAGACTGGTCCCAACCCAAGGCCATGCCCGAAAGAACGCTGGACGGCCGCCGCTGGGTCAGCACGCCCATAGCGAAGGCCGACAAAGCATTGTCGAGTTCGCGGGAGTACCCACCGAGCTTGTCCGGTCGATGCCCGGTCACGGCCGTAGTCATCTCAGATATCTCTCCATCTCGGCCGCCTTGACGCGTTCGGAGCGCTGGGCGGTGTTCGTCATTGGTCGGTATGCCTCGGCTCCCGGCGGAATGATCTTGCGGGTGAGGACGCAAGTTTGGACCTTCCGGACGCGACACTTCACCCACGGCCCGCAGAACATCGCGGCCGTGCCGGTGACTTCGACCATGCCGTCGCCAACGCGGCGGATCATCGTTTCGGCCCCTTTCGTTCGTACGGTTGGGCCTCGAAGATAGCGTCGCCGATCCGGACGAAGGAAAACGACTCTTCGGCGGCCACTATCGGAATGCGGTCTAAAACTTCGAGCGCATTCCGGGGCTGCGCCAGATCGAAAGGCTCGCCGTCGCCGGGGAAGATTTGGTCGATCCGGCGCATGCGGCTCTCAAGTTGCCGGAGGATCACCAGTAAGTGCTCGGGGTTCGCGACCAGCAGACGACGCATGGTCGTGAGGTCGTCGGCTCCGAACTCCATGCTCTTGGCGCGATATCCGCCCGCCGCCGCGCCTTCGAAGGGCATCTCGATTACGTCGCCGTCATGCAGGGTGATTCTCACTGGGTGGACTCCATTTCATATCAAGGTTTCCATCTCTGGATCGCGTCCCGGTTTGTTGAGTTCGTCCCCCCAGCAGGACCAGCCGTCGCGCCAGCGCCGGGCGAACAGTTCGAGGTATGGTCCGTCGACCAGACGCTCGATCCGCTCGTGGGTCTCGTCTGGCTTCTGGCTATGGTCTCGACGCCGACTGACGATCAGCCGGCGCACGTCCTTGTTCGTTCGCTTTGGCTTGCCGACGGTGTTCAGGAAGCAGCGCTCGACCTCGCTTTCTTCGCCGAGGTAGCACTCGAAGGCGTGTTCCGGGTTCGCTCGGGTCCAAAAGCCTGAGCCCATGAAGAACGAACCGTCCTTGTTCGTCTTCGCCCAATAGAGCCCGACGGTCTTGTACTTGAACCCCCACGCTTCGATGATCTCGTGCGCCAGCAGGACGTGGCTGTCGATCACCCAGAAGAACATCACGCAGTTCTTCGCCACCAGATCGCGAACGGGAAGCGCCTTGATCTCGTCGATGGTCATGGTCGGGTAGTGCCTGTCGGCACTTCGACCTCGGCCCTTCTTCGACCACGTGAGGTACTTCCACGGCACGTCGACGAGCATTGCCTGATAACGATTCCGGCGGAGTCCGGCGAACGTGTGTCCGTCCGGGAGAATGTCAGTGTTCATCGAATACGACCTTTGCCCGGCGAACGATATTGCTTATTTGTGTCTCGCACTTGGCCCCGTCGATTGCCCGGGTTCCACGCGAAAAGGTGTGGATTCGGTTCCCGGCGACGAATAGCTGGCGGTGCTTGGTCCGGCTGACGATCTCGTAGGGGATGTTCTCGGCTCGCAGCGCCTTGACCAACATCCGTTCAAATCGATTGAGCCGGCGCTGGGTCATCAGATCAGGTCCAAAGCGTCGTCGTAGTCCTCGTCCTCGGTTTCCGGAGCGCCGACGAACTCGGCGATTTGCCGGATGGTTTCGCCCGAGACCACTGACACCGCTTTTCCGTTGCGGATCACCGGCAGGCTCAGGGTAACAAGGCCGTTAGGGTGGACTGTCACCATGAGCGAGCCGAGGTTCAGCGTGCGGTTACTCTTCGTCGTCGTCATCGGAGTGGCCCACCATGCCAAGCGCGTGCAGGTAGAGGTCGAGAATGGCCTCTTGTTCGGCGCGCTCGGCCTGATCCTGCTTCCGGATACGGATCACTTGCCGCAGAACCTTGGTGTCGAACCCGTTGCCCTTCGCCTCGGCGTAGATTTCCTTGATGTCGTCGGCGATGGCCTTTTTCTCTTCCTCCAATCGCTCGATACGTTCGACGAAGGCGCGCAGTTGATCCCGCGCGACTCCACTGCGGTTTCCGCCGCCAAGGCCGCCATTGCCGACCAGATCGTCATCATCATCATGCTTAGCCATCAGATCATATCCATTCCGTCGTCCTCGTCGTCACCCGGCTCGGGTGCGGCGTGCGGATCGATAACCTTAGCACCAGCCCGACGTGCGTCGTCGTACTCGTTGCGCGTGACCTTGGTGCATTTCGAGTCCTTCGGGTAGACCTCGCCGCCGTCGATGGTGAAGACGCCGGCTTCGCATTGCCAGAAGCTCTTGGTCTTGAAGCTCTTGGTGCCGAAGGTAATGTCGGCGTCCGGCGCGGCCTTCGGTTTGGGGGCCGGGCCGGGCTTGCTCTTCTCGTCCTGATCCAGATCAGGCATGAGGCTGGCTTGCCGTTTCCGCTCGGCCGCCATGCGTTCGTCAGTTACCTCCGGTGGAACCGACACGCGTTCAAGGATGTCGGCCGGCGAGGGCGGATTGAGAACCTTGTCGGTGCTCTTGGCGGTCCTCATGAAATTCAGCCACTCGTCGAGCGATCCGCAGACGAGCCCGTGAACCGGGTCGGTCACAAACCCCTCGGGGTGCAAGATCGCTTTGTTGTGGGTCAACCCGCCGTGGTTGATGACGCATACCGGGAAGGCGATATTGCCTTGGATATGTTGCCAGCCGATGACCGGAATGCGCGTCACGTCCGTTGGCTTGGCCGGATCGCGCTCGATCAGAAAGGTGCCCTCTTGGGCGGCGAATAGGGTCATGGGTTCCTCTCAGTTAGAAGTCGGTGTCTGGGGTTCGGCAGTCGGCCGGGAGACCTGTACAGCCGCAGGCCGGGCGATCATTCTCACCCTTGGCGTGTAGGCATTCTCCTGCGTCGTTATGGTAGCCCTCGTGGTGGCCACATGGGCACATTTTCGGGCTGTCGTTTGGATAGCACCACGACGGAACATATGGCGCGTGGGCGGCTTTTCCTTTGAAGCTGTCGCTTACCGGTCCCGGCATGGGTTCCTCTCAGTTCAAGCGGAATTTGGGGACGGCGAGCGCCCGTTTGAGTTCGGACATTTCGAGCGGTTCGCCGTCCTTGCCGCCCTCGACGATCTTGAGCATACCCAGATCGCCGAGGGTTTTTGGCAGGTCCGCTTCTATCTTGTCCATGCGCTTTCCGTCGAGTGCCCACGAGAGCGAGCGGTCAAGCAGGAACGCAGCGACCTCGGGGAAGTTCAGCTTGTTTACGGCCGACAGGATGCGAGCCCGCTGGATGACGGTCGTGACGGCTCGACGCGCGTCCTGCACGCGAACGTGGGGATGCCGCTGGATCACGCACCGCTGCCATTCGACGGCGGCCTGATCCAACGACAGGGGAGTCAGTTCAGACCTAGTCATCGACCGACACGTCCCTAACGCGATCAAGGAACTCGTCGTCATCGAACTCGTAGGCGTCGTCGCCGTTATCGAGCGTGTGATCCGGCAAGTCCGGCTCGGTCAGTTCCTCGTCTTCCGAGCGATCTTCTTCCGCGTCGATCTTGCGCTCCTGTTCGCGGTAGTCTTCCAGATTGGCTTTATAGGTCTCGATTTCGGATTCCCACGCGTCCTTGGCGGACTCCCATTCCGAGACGATCTCTTCGATCTCTCCGGCGGCGGCTTCGCAGGCGTCGCGGCGGGCTTCCAGCATCTGACCGCTGTCGCCTTGCTGAAGCCCCTCGGGCGTGTTGTCGAGCTTTTCGCCTTGCTCTTCACCAAGAGTCCGAATGGTGTCGGCGAACTCCTGCGTTTCATCCATGGACGAGATCGCGGCCTTGCCGTCCTCCCAATCGTAGAGTTGCGACAGGTAGTCGGACTGCGTGAGTTGCGACCGCCGGAACGGAGTCTTCGACCGCATGACGCGCGACGAGCGCGGCCCGGTCTTGATCTTCACGTACCAGTATTGGTCTCCCTTGGCGATCCCGCTGTCCGGGTAATCCTTGCGAGCCGTGCGGTGTACGGGCCGTGCCATTCGTGATCCCTTTCGTGGTCGTTTGTGCCGTGAGATATAGGCTACCAGTGGTTGGCAGTCAAGGCTATCGGAGCAAGGTGTCGAACCCGCGAATACGACTCGTCTTGTTGAACTTATCCGCCACCGCGCGGGGAAGATCGACCTTGGCGATCATAGCCGCCATGTAGCAGGTCGTCATGATCGTTTCCGCGTGCATGAGGATGCGTCGGTGGAAGGCCGAGAGACCTATACTAATACGTCGGCTGGCTTCGTATAGCTCGACGGCGGTGAACAGCAGGCCGGCCGTTTGGAAGATGCGGAGACCAACGCCAGAGTCGCCGATGGCGATCTCCGGATTGAACGCTTGAAGGCTCGGGATGTCAGGTGCCGCCGAGCGCTCGCCGAGGGTCATCAGCAGCAGATCGAGACAGATCACCACGTCACCGAGTTCGTCGGTGTACATTTCGAGGTCGGCCCGAGAACCGGGAATGTCGAGTTCAGCCCGGCGGAATTTCTTGATCACGTTGCAGAATTCGCCGATCTCGCCGGCCAGTTCATTCATGCGGTGGCCAGTATTGTTAACGAGGCCGGCGGCGTCCCACTCGGCTTGCCGGGCGATGTTCGCGCTGCGTAGGTCAGGATGGGTGGTCATGGTCTTGCTCCTAGAAGGGTATGTCATCAGGGATGTCGTAGTCCGGGATGGCTGTCTGGTAGTTCTCAGGGAAATTCAGATAGGCGAACTCGCCAAAGCGTTCGACGGCGGCCTCGTCGTAGGCCAGTGCGGCGGCCACGGCAGAGTCGAAATAGCCGAGATGCTTTTCGACCCCGGACAACGTTATCCGCGCCCTCCAACGCCGGCCGCGCCGGGTCACGCCTTTGTACCCGGCTCTCCCCCAGCCCGCACGGTTCGCGTGGTTGCCGTCGAAGTTGGTGATCCGCAGGTTCGGCCGCTGATTGTTGAGCGTGTCTCGATCCCAATGGTCGACTCGGTACTCCATCGGGCAGTCGGTAATCAGCCGGTGCATGTAGACCGTCGTCCGTTTGCCGTCTTCCAGCGTGACGGTCGTACAAACATAGGGTTTTCCGCTCGCCGTGTGGGTGTCGGCTCGCCAGCAGTAGGTCATCAGCCAGTCGTAATCGACATCCGATACCTTGGTCGAATACCCGTGGTTCAGGGCGATGAACTTCATGTGCCATAGGGCCTCGTCGTTCTCGGGTCCATGCGGATTTTCCATATGTCCGCCGGGTCGCAGAAGATGTCGAGTTGCGGGGTGTACTTCACCCGAAAGACCCGCTTTCGGGTGAACCACAGTGTCGCTTGGACCTGATTTCCCAAGAGCCCTCGGATCGCGCCAAAATGCCGAATGCCATCTGCGATCTCTCGGTAGTGGCTTCGAGACTTGACGAGCGCCTGTTTCATCGGAACGTTTTTGTTCTCCCAGCAACAAACCATGTGTCCATCGACGGTCACGGGCTCGGGGTCCTCGGGATTGAGGATATTCCGGTAGAAGGACAGCACCTTGAGGCCACGTGTCTTCGAGACAAACGTCGCGGCCCCGATAAGATAACCGTGGGCGCGGTCCCGGCAGTGCTTGTAGGTCGAGACCGTGATCGTCTCGACCGGAGCATCATTACGGACGCCTTGCAGCAGAGAAACCAGCGACCGCATGTTGCCTATGTAGTCGGCGTTTGGGCTGAGCGAGACGAACGCGGCGACGACTCGGTCAAAGGGCTGCTCGAAGTGTTCGGCGAAGTCCTGAAGGGTGTCGTGATACATCCGATAAGCCCGCCGACCTTCGGACAGGTCGGTGGCATCCGCCTCGCGCCAGATCAATTCAAGGTTCGTGAGGCTCATGAGCACCCCGTCGTCTCGCCGCAGTCTTCGCAGACCATACAGTGGCCGGAGATGCGCATGTGCATGCCGCCGCAATTGGAACACTCGTCGCCCGTGTAACCCTTAGCCACGGCCGTCCCTCGGGTTTCGACGGTGCGTACGGATTGTTCCTGCCGAATCTTCGCTAAGTACATCTCACCGACGATTCCGGCGTCCCATTCGCGCTCCAAGGCGACGGCGAGGTCGTTCGTGCCTTGTTCTCGTATCCAATGCGCCGCCGCTTTGATTGCCAAAAGGCTACCCAGCGTAAAGTCATCTGGCGGGACCTTGGGGTTTTCAGGCATTCGTGTACACCCTTCCTTCTCAGACGGCCGTCAGCCGTGGCAATGGTCTTCGCCGTACAGTTCCGTCCGGCGGGCCAATGTTTGCGCTGTAAGCTCGTCTGTGGGCAGCAGGTGCGGCTCCGCGTCTAGGAGTATCATGTTCGCGAGGTCTTTGAGGTTCGACCGGGTAAGCTCGGCATCCGCGAGGTTGTTGATACACAGACGCCGAAAGATGACTGCGATCTGGAATGCCCAGACCGGGCAGTCCGTACCCGCGATCTGAACGAAGAGCTTTTCGGCCGCTTTCGCCGCCTCTTCTACGCTCCCGCAGTGACAATACTCGGTCATTCCAGTCTCTCCGTCGCAACGAGGACTTCACCATTCGGTCCCCGGAAGGTTTCACCAAGCACGGCTCGCCGCCATCGACTTGGCAAGATCAGGCTATTTCGTTGAGCCGTGGCGCGGACGTACTCGTCCTCACACCCGAGGACGAGCGCGATCATCAGGTCGTCCCAATCCGGGTGTTTCCGGTGGGCGTCGATGACCTGTTGTTTGGTCGTCACAAGCGACCTCGTTCAGCAAGCTTTGCAGCTTTCCGGGCGCGCTTGTCCTCGGCCGCCGCGATCCGCTCGACATCGGTCGTGGTCGGAACCGCGCGCGAATAATACGAGGTTGGCTTGACGAACGGCTGGACGCGACCTTTGAGCTTGGTCAAGACGTACTCGCCGTTCTCGATCTTCCACCGGTTACCTTCGCCCGGCGTGCGCACCATGATCCAACCCTCGCTGATGCAGTACTCGTGAACATCGCCTTTACGGAGTTCGCCGTCGAACCGGACTGCGATCCGTTTGAAGACCGAATTGAAAAACGAACTGCGCGGATCGACGCAAAGACGATCCGGGACCGGGACGACCCACGCGCCACCGTTGATCTTGACCATCTCTTCCGCCACCCGGAGCGAGACGATCCGGAGCGGGAAGCCGACGATCTTCTCCAAGGCCGTCCGGGTTTTCTCGGGGCGCTTGGTAGTCAGGTGGAGCGCACCTTTCTTGAGCTTCTTAGGATCGCCCGACCATTTCGGGATGATCCCGGAGAGCCCGTAGGCGGCTTCCATGGCCTCGGCGTTCTTGCTCTTGCCGGAGCCGGCCGGCGCGAAGACGATGGTGGTGTAGATCGGTGTGGTGTCAAGCATGGTCGGGTTCCTCATTGTTCGCGCCAGTTGTTCTGCCCGTCTTTGGTCCGGGTCATGTTGACTACGGGGTCGTGGATGACCGCGTTCTCAGGCAGGTGCATGAAGCAGATCGTGTAGACGCCGCCGTCGTCCTCCGGACTATTGCCGGGATCGGCCATGAACCCGGACCCGCGTGGGTACTGGTCCGTCTTCCCTTCCTTCAGGCACAGGTAGCATTGGCAGATATCGCCGGGGAAGATGTCGTAATACTGCGGACGACCGTCCTTGCGGGCTTGGCTGATGGCGGTTGGGTCGCCCATCTTGCGGGCGATGGATTCAGGAACTCGCTTGAGGGTCATGGGGGATTCCTTCTCCGGTTGCGGCGGCGGTCGTCTCGATCCGGTCGTAGAGCGCCGGGTGAACGTGTAGGTCGGTTCCTTCCGGGAAGGAATCCAGCGGAGTTTTCGTCACCGGTCCGGCCCATAGCAGATAGCCGTTGCGAAGGGCGACCAAAAGCCCATCGGTTACTTTCGCGTCCTTGACGAAATTCCCGACGATGTTCACGGCTGGAACGGCCCGAGATCGGTGATGGTCTGGGCGGTTAGTTTGCCCCGCCATTCGCCGACTACATGGAGCCGCGAGCCACGTTCGCCAGTCACGGTGATATGCCGGCCGCTGATGGCATGGACGTAGACGCGCTCGACGACGAACCGGACTTTCCGCTTCTGGTGGAACCCCTCGGTGTACTCGACGATATGGCCCTTTATCAGCGGTTCGAGGGCCTTTTCGTATTCGGCTCTGGCGATATCCGCCTGATCCTGCGCCGTCTTCGCGGTGGCCTTCCGGCTCTCATAGGAAGAGCGAAGCAGTTCGAGGCCGTCGAGATCGGTCAATTGAGGTTCCTCATGGGTTTGAAGCCTTCGATCTGGAAGAAGTTGTCCTCGGGGGTTTCCTCGAACGAGACGAAGAGCGCGCCGTAGAAGTTCTTCCGGGCCTTGACGGTGAGCCGCATGCCGCAGAAGAGAGCCGTGCTCTTGTCGCCGAAGGCGTTGTACCAGTCGTCGTATTGGCAGATGCACTTTGCGCCGGGTTCCATGATTTACCTTTTCGGCGGCGGCGGTGGATGGCGGGCCGACCAATCGATGGTCGGCCCGTGTTCTCCGAAGTACCTCGGGCCGGTCGGGAAGGCCGGGCCGCCAGTGTAGCCCCAATTCTTCAGGATCGGCGGCATGAAGGTATCGGCCGGGCCGGACCACGGGATGACGCTGATGTAGGCGCGCTGAACATAGGGCATGAACGCCGCGTAGGTCTTGGCACCCCCGCAAATCCAGATCGCCTTGTCAGGAAAGCGCTGGTCGATGGTGTCGATAACCTCTACGGGCGTCTCGGTCCGGTGCCAACACCAAACGGCACGAGTCCGGGCGTCGAACCCCATGTTCAGCATCTCGGAATAGGTCCTGCCGCCGACGACCAAAACGTCGTCCTCCGTCTGCTTGGCGAACCACGCCAGATCGGCCTTGGTCACGTTCGCGATGTTCGGATCGGACAGCCACGGGATGCGACCTTCGAAACCGATCTCGCCATGCAGGCCGACGGCGGCAATGAGGTTGATCATCCGATCTCTCCGGCTTCAGTCTCGATCTTCACACTCGGCGAGGCGATCTTCAATCGTCGGATCGGGGCCGTCATCGGTCACGCCCTCGTCCCGGTATTTCAGGTAGCGGGCGACCGCCGACCAGTCCTGCGCGGCGTCAGAGAGGCTGCGCTTGTTCTCTTCTTCGGCTTCGCGGGCCGCGTCCCACGAGGGCTCGTCGATTTGTTCCCGGACGGCCGACTGAATGAGATCGATCAGGACGGACGGTTCGAGCGCGTCCAACTCCCACGACTCGTCGCCATGTTCCTCTCGGTAGGCGTCGAACCGGCTGTCGCTTTCCTTGGCCGGATTGGGCGGCGGATCGTACTCGTCGATCTGATCTCGATTGAGCGCTAGTCGGATGACTTCGACGGCTCCGCGAGAATACTCCCGGACGCGTTCGGCATTGTCGCGCGTCATGTCGAGACCAGACGGGTCGTGATCCCCGAGATGGAAGATAAGCGGGCTGCGCCCCTGTCGAGAAACCAACTGGAACCGCTTTCCCGCGTCGTAGGCTTCGGATTGTGACAGATAGCCCCGGCAGGCAAGGAAGGGGACGCGAAGCTCTTCACAGGCGCTCTCGATGACGCCAACGAGGGCTTCCTTTTCGACCCAGACTTCGATGTAGCGCGGCTGGGTCTTCCACAAGTCTTCTCGATATTGCTCGGCCACGGCCGAGATGATCTGGTCCGGGTCTCGCCAGACGTTCGGCTTTTCGAGGTTCCGCGTGCGATCTTCGATGGCCGCCCAATCGATCAACCCGCGTCGGCGGCCGATGTCGATGGTGTTGGCGAGGTTCTTGTAGGACCGGAAGTTGTTCGGGATCAGGCCCTTGGCGACGAACCGGTAGTAAAGCTGCCTGACCGTGAGGGTCAGCCCTTGCCGTTGGTAGTCCGCGATGATCTCGTTGGCGCTCTCGACGGTCTCAAGGCCAGCCGCGCGGAACTGTCCGTAGTCGAATTGCTCTCTCATGATCCGGGTCCTGTGATGGAGAAGCTCAAAATCTTGAAGACGGCCGTGCCCCATAGGACGAGGAACGCCAGAATGGCTATGGCGAGGCTGACAATGCCGAGCCAGCCAAGCCACGCAAAGCCCTTGGCCGCGCGATGGCATTCGCGGTTATAGTCAGCCAGATCGCCGTAGGTCTTGATCCGACGGAGTGTACCGTCCGGCGCAATAAGATAGAGCGCCGTTGGTAATCGTTGCTCGGCCGGCCAGACGAAGCAGCAGGAGCCGTCAGATCGGCGTTCCGTGACGCTGCCGCCTGTCCCGCCGCACTGCCCGCAATCGCCGCCACATGCTGCGCAGGTGCCCGGCTTTACGTAGTCGGCGGTCGGGTGTTCGGCTCGGTCTTCCCACCAAACGACGTTCATGACTGCTTCTCTTCGTTTTCCGTGATGCTGTATTCGCGGATTTGCGTCACAGGTATATTGTAGGTCTGCGCTCCGTTGAGCAACGTCAACACGCCCGTAGCGCCTACCTGTTGTGCGAGATATTGACTTATGCCCGAGCCGGCATTGATTTCGTATTGCTTCGCTTCGCCGTCGATGAATACGACGGTGACGCATGACGTGCGTTTTGGGTACTCGTTCATGGTTCCATCCTCGCGAAAACGTCGTCGACGTGCTTGAAGTGATCCAGCGCGTCATCCATGGTTTCCCACCTACCGGACGCATCAGGTGCGACGTTCGCCGGTCGGGCGTGTTCGTCGAGAAGCACGCGCGGCCCGTAGTGGACGTGGATTTCGTCGACCGACGGGGAGTACCAGAGCCCAACCTTCTGGCGTGGCTCGGGTTCCGGAGGGCGTTCGCTGGTCATATCTCCCTCGTGCAGACCCAAGGTCCGGAAAATCTCATCGTACAGTCGCCGTTGGTAGCCGGCGTAGTCCGTTTCGAACTGCCGGATTTGCTCCGGGTCGACGGTGACGGTGAAGCGTTGCGCCATCAGAGCGCCGCCAGTCGTTCTTCGACGAGGATCGCGAGGCCATGGATCGACCCCGTGAAGAACTCAACGTCGTCCTCGTCGAAGTGGGTTCCCGGCCACTCGTTTTCACAAGCCAGCATGATCTCTACGATCCAGAGGCTGTCGAATCCAAGTTCGCCGATGACGGTCTCCGGCGTCGGAACCGGAGCCGAGTCGTCGAACTCGTGCACGATAGCGATTAGCTGGTTCTCGATCCGGGTGGTCATTGGAGGCTCCGGTCTTCGTCCTGCCGGGCCTTGGCGGCTTCAGCATCTTCGGCCGCGCGGGCACGGGCGCGGTCGGCGTCCTCGATCTGGCGGATTGTCTGGCGAACTCCGGCCAGCTTCGTGACCTTGGACGCCCGGACGGCTTGGTTAGCCTTCTTGGTGTCCAGCAGTTCGACGGCTCGGGCGTGGAGCTTTTTGACTTCCTCGTCGATGAGCCTATTGCGTTTGTCTACGTCGGCGATGAACGCCTCGTATCCGGCGGCCATGGAGCGAAAGGCGGTCATTTCCGAGACCTGATCGACGACCGGACGCTCATACGCTACGGGCTTGCCGGGGTTGGCCGCACGGTCGGAGGCTTGTTCAAGTACGAGGTCGCTGATGCCGGCGGCGAAGTCGTTCTCGTCGTGGATGCGCTCGACGGCGGCTTGCAGTTGGTCTTTCTCGCTCATGTTGGGTCCTTTCCAAGAGGGCGATTTCGTTGAACCGAATCTGTTTCGCGCCGCTCGTATTTCGAGAGGGCGAGTCGAACGGCTATCGGGGCGTCGTTCAGCAGTTTGACCGCGTTGGCATCGAGCGCTGAGGCCCCCCAATTGAACTTTGGCAGCGCGTCGTCGAGCATGCGTTGGCACTGTTCCAGCGCGCCCTTGGATGACTGATAAACCGCCAGTGCCTTGACGACATCGATCTTGCGGTAGGTGATGCCATTGATTGTCAGATCAGTTCGGGCGTTGCGCTTCCGGATAGCAATCATAACCGCGTCTGTGAGATATTCGAGTCGGTCAGCCGAGGTTCCGTATCGGCGCGTATCGCCGGTCTTCGGCCCGGTCAAGGCTCGCTGAAGCGCCGCGTAGATGTCCTGTGTCAGTGTGGTCTCGGTCATCGGGCCAAAATCCTTTCGGCACGCAGGATGAACTCCTGCAACTTTACTGTCGGCCAGAAGCGGTTGATCGGCTTCGGGAAATCAAAGTATCCGTAGACCTCGATCAACAACAAGCGCAGCAACGTCGGGTCCATTTTACCCGCGATCTCCGACAGCTTCGCGTGGATTGGGTCGGACATATCTTCTCGCGGGTAAATTCGACCGTCGATAACTTCCGGCTCTCGGCGTTGACTGGTCATGCGCTTCTCGGTTCGGGTAGAAAGTCACGTAGGCCGGGGTCGCGGCCGAACATCCAGTCGAGATTGATCATGCCGGGGTCGAGCACGCTGTAGTGATCGGCCTCTTCGACCACCGCCCACGCCTCGTCGCGCGGCAGACTGATCCCGATGTACTGGTAGGTCTCGGGGTGCACCCACGTTGGATCGACTACCTTGCCGTCGGGCGTCACCAGCCACGCGTGGTGTATCAGCAACGGGAAGTCCTGCCGCCAACCGTAGCCTTCAGCGTAGAGCAGTCCGCGCCCTGCCTGCATGAACAGCAGGTCCATGCAGTTCTGGAAGCATAGCGTCGGCATCATGCGCAGGCCCGCGAAGGGACGTGGCTGGAAGACGGTGCCGTTGCGGTCGATGAAGCGCTCCATCAAGGCCGGGTGGCCGATCTGGCCCCACGCCTCAATCCGCTGGCGAAGGAAGGTCTGGATGTCCATGCAATCCCGTCCGGTGAAATTCGTTGTGACAGGTCACGAGGGGCGGGCGACCCTTGCGCGCCGAGCCTTGTTCTTCAGTCTGCGGTGGGAACGCGCCCCATGCCACACTTGAAGTAAGCCCGACCCTCGAAACCTGTCCTCTTATAGCCCCCCGGTGCGGGGGAGGAGTCGTCTCCGCGCCGGGGAACACTCGTCGTCCCTGTTTAGGCTGCGACGAGATCGAGGATTTTGCCGCCGACCCGTTCCATGGCGACGCGGCTATCCTGATGCGGGAGCGTCTTGGCATGCGCCGTGACGCCTGTCACCACGTCCCACAGGGTCTCGATAGGCCGACCCTCTTCCCGTTCGTGGGCGGCCTTGACGGCGGTCGCCTCGGACTTGGTGAAACGCTTGGCGAGGAAGTCGTCGAGATCGTCGGCGAACTTCTTATCCTGAGCCGCCTTGATGGTCTCCATGACCGGGGCGGACGAGGCGTTCGAATACTCGACCAAGACCGGGCTGATCTCTTCCAGCCACCGATCCGGGGCCGACTTGGTATGACGCAGGCGCATTTCCTTGAAGTCCTGCACGCCCCAGACGATGCGGTTCTGGCACACGTAGTCAAACAGGAAGAACGCTGCGCCGATGGACTGCGAACCGACCTCGGAGTTCCAGACGAAGAAGCCGCGTGCGAGCGAGCCGGTTTCGCCATTGCGACGGTTCGGCATGTCGATGCGGTGCTTCTCGTCCGCGAGGAAGACGAAGATGTCGCGGTCGCTGCCGTAGATCGTCGTGTTGGCCTTGGTGATGTCGACCTCTTTGCCGAACTCGCCCGGCACGCGGAAGTCGCCCGTGCGGCCGTCGCCGAACTTGTGCATCAAGGCTTCAACGATCTCGGAGTTCCAGACGCGGCCGTAGCCGGGACCAGTGGCGGCACGAAGCTCGAAGCGGGAGACCTGACCAGTGCCGACGGAGCCGATGGCCGGACCTTCGGCGTCTTCCTTGGTCAGCAACACGCCAACGTCCTCGGCATCGCGGTTGAAGCGCAGGCCATAGTTCATGCAGTCTGCGACGAGCGGTGCCGGGAGCTTGCGCAGGTAGGACGCAGGAGCGCCGGAGAGCGAAGCAAGCTGGCCGAACGACCAATGGGTCGGGATGGCAGGCTTACCGTTCGGTCCGATGATCTCAATGCCCTTGCGCTCATCGGCGGCGGCCGGCTGCACCTTGATCTGGCGCGACGAGACGACGGTCGAGAGTGAGCGCTGACGCTGGCCATCGACCTTGTTCAGCAATTCGGGGAGGGACGTGAAGCGTTCGTCAGCCGGACGAGTGGCCCACTGGTTGGAGACTTGCATCAGGGTGTTCATGGCTTAGTTCCTTCGGTTGGGGTTAGCCGTACCCGCCCTACATAGGCTACCGAAAGTTGCCAGTCAAGTCGCCCTTCCAATTTTTTCGACGCCGGGCTAGAGTACCGAAGTCGCCGGTCGGCATGGTCGGCTTCCCGAAGCACTTGGCCCGGCCTAACCCGCCGGGTCTTTTTCGCTCGGGGTTCGCTCAACCCCCCTCTCGATTTTCAAAAAGTCGAATCCGTTTGGACGAATCCGTTTTGGAAAAAGGCCGAGATCGCGGTCCACCCTAGAGCGTATGCGATCTCGGCCCCCGCGTTTGGGACTACGCTTTCCTGACGGCCCATTTACGGTGATTTGGGCGGGCGCGTCAACACGGGTACTGGCGGGGTCGCCAAAGTGCCCGGCGGCAATCGGTTGATCCGGGAAACAGCCTCGGCCTCGATTTGCCGGACGGGTTGTCGGTCGGGTCGTTTTTCGATCTTGCTCATGGGTCAGGTTTCCTCTAAATTCCTCGCGTTCATCCCCCCGGATGGACGGCAGAGGACTCCAGAGTGAGATCGCCGGGACGTGGGCTGGCCCCCATCGTCCCGGCGATCTTTTTTGTCGGGCCTTTACGATCCGGCTTTCGGTTCGACGGCTTTGGCCAGCGTGAAGTCCACGTAATACTCGTCATCAACCTTGAACTTGCCGAAGAGCGTCGGGTTGGCGATGGACAGTTCGAGCCGGCCAGATGGCGTGAAACGGGCGTAGGTGTTGTTCTCGTCGCTGCCGTCCTCGGGATAGCCTTCGGAGCGGCCAACGGCGTACATGGTGAGCGTTTCCTGAGAGACCTCGCCGGTCCTCGGATACGAGTTGATGTCGGCGACGCGCATCTTGGCGCGCATGGTTGGGGCAGTCATGGTCGTTCCCTTCGATTTGATGGCCTACGCTTGAATAATCGCACGGCCGAGGCCGATCCGGTAGCTGACTGGCGAAAAAATCGAGAACGGGCTAGCCGGCCAAAGTTTCGCAGCCCGATATCGCGTTGGGCCACCAAAGTATGGTGTTGCGTTAGGTCCCCGAAGTAGTGGGCGCGTACCGGCAGCGCCTCCGAAGTACGGCCGTGGTCGCTCGCTTCCGGATCGCCGCGCGCGTACCGGCGGCCGCGCTCGAATAATTCTGTTCATGGTTTGTTCTGTTCATGCTTTGTTCTACCGTCGCCCGTCACCCCCGGCGGCCCCCGGATCGGGCGCGGACGTGTACACGGACGGTCCTAGAGCGGGCCGTGTAGGGGCCTGACTGTGATTTGTGGGGGGTTGTCCGCCGGCCGTCGTTTCGGCCGTGTGGGGGCAAGGAAAAGGCCCCCGGTTACCGCCGGGGGCCTTACGCTCGCTTAGCGATAAATCTGCCGCTCTAGATCGGGGGGCAGGGTCGGACGTGCCAGCCGGAACATGGCGGACAAGGCCCCGGCTAGGATTAGGGCCGCCAGCCCGTATTTGAAGGCCGCCAGAACGCCCCCGGCTAGGCTTGCCCATTGGAGCACGCGGGCCGCCCTATCGGCCGCCAGTATGCCGCGCAAGCGGTCTTGATCACGCCTATTCATGCGCGGCCGCCAAGGCGTCCGGCAAGCTTAGGACCGGTATCCCGTAATACCGGGCGGCCTTTACCTTCCCGCCGGGATGGTCCCCCGCGACAACGTGAGTCGTTGCCCCCGTCACGGCCGCCCGAACCGCATAGCCGGCGGACAACAGTTTAGCCGTGACGGCCGCGCGCGGTTCGGGAAACGTTCCCGTAACAACCGCAACGCGGGCCGGCTTTGCCGGGGCGAGATGTTCCCGCGCGCGGCCTTTACGTTCGGACAAATCGTCAATGTCCGCTTGCTGGATATAGTCGGAATACCGCAAGGCTTCATAGGCCGGATCAATATCGGCTAGGGCCGCCGCTTCGGACGCATCGAAAAAGCCCGGCATAGCGAACTTGGGAAACCCGAATTTGTCCCGATACGCGACTATGAAGGCGCGCGGGTTTTCCTTGGGTTTGGTCATGAGGACTCCTCTTGTTGGACTCGTCAGTAGGGGCACAACCCCTAGACGGCCGCGCGGCGGCCGTTTCGTCCTAAGCCGGCATTGTCTCGAGTCCGGTCGCCTCACAAAAGGCCCCTTGCTCGATTTCCCCCATGTAGACCGAATGCCCATAGGCTTCCCCTTCGATAGCCTTGCGGCGAGTTTCCCGTGCCGCGCGGATATCCGCCAAGGCGTCCGCCACGTCGTCCCGGATCAAGGCGCAAAGCCGGCCGAAACGGGTTTCCGCGTTCGGCAAGGCGGCCTTGGCGTCACGCCATTGCCGGATTGCCTCTTTGATCTCCGTGCGGAGTCGCTCGATCTCTTCCCCCGCGTCCGCGTAGGCTTGCCCGCACAACCACGCGGTCTGATAGTCCTTTTCCTTTTCGGCGGCCGTCCGCGCCATGGAGTCGGCCGCATAGGAGGCCGCGCGCGCCGCGTTCCAATCGGACGCGGACTCGAATATCTTGCCGAAGTCGACAAGCGGCCCCCCGTCCGTCCCGCCGAACTGATAGCCGGCGACAAACCGGGCGCGACCATGGCGGCCCGGCAACTGGTAGACCACGCCCCAACAAAGGCCCGTTCCATCGCGCGCGGACATTTCGTCCGGGTCCGTGTACCAACCGCAAGACTCGGACGTATCCCAGATATTGCCGCGCGGCGTATCCGCCGCGACGCGACCAACAAGGCGCAACCCGAACGCCTCTGGCGTGTACACATAGGCGGTTTTCGGGTCGTTCGGTTGCCAAGTCAGGCTAGGGCGTTCGGGAACGTACCGGCGGACCTTATCGGTTATGTCGCGACGGGCGAACGCAAGTGACTCTTGCGCGGGATACCCGCGCAAGCGCCAGCAACGGTAAGCAGTTTTCGTGTCCATAGGTGACTCCTCAATTCTGGACTCGTCAGTAGGGGCACAACCCCTAGACGGCCGCCGGGGGCGGCCGTTTCGTCCTATAGTCCGAACCGTTCCCGGAACGCGTTCAACGGCCCCCCGTCGACACGATACCGGCCCCCACGCCT